ATAATAAAACAACAAATACTCTTACTGCTGGCATTATATCTTCCTCTAACAACGGTAACGGAACAAACTTCCAAGTTGGCGACGACGCTTATATAGGTGATATCAACACTGCTGATACCATTAGCATCAGAGGTCAGCAAAATGCTGCCAACGGGTTCATTGTGTTTGGTAATGCAGATTCCACAGGCAAACTTGGCCGCGCTGGCTCTGGTCCACTGACCTACGCTGGTGCTTTCAGCGCAACTGGCAATATCACAGGTGGCAACATCTTGGGCGGAGCCAACGTCAATGCGACTACCCATACCGGAACCACGGTTTCAGTAACCGCCAACATCACTGGTGGTAATGTACTCACAGGTGGATTGATTTCGGCCACTTCGACTATTACTTCGGCTGCCAACGTCGCTGGTTTAAACATAACTACCGGTGGTAACATGGTTGCTACCGGCAATTTAAGTGGCGGAAATGTGGCCGCTACCACAACGGTATTTTCTTTTGGCACAGTGGTAGGAACAGGTAACACCAGCGGCGGCAACTTGACCACAGCAGGTCTCATAACAGCCACTGGCAATATTCAAGGTGGTAACTTAAGGACTGCAGGATTGATCACTGCCACAGGTGCCATCACAGGTGCTGCAATCAGTGGTACAAGTTTGAGTGCCAGTGGCAACGTTGATGGTGGTAACTTACGTACAGCTGGATTGATCAGTGCCACTGGTACTGTAACTGGTAGTTCATTCTCGGGTGCTGGTACAGGACTTACAGGCACTGCTTCAAGTTTGACTGTGGGAACAGCTACAACAGCCGGCACAGTGACCACAGCGGCTCAACCAAATATTACCAGTGTAGGTACACTGAGCAGTTTGACTGTGACTGCAAATATTTCTGGTGGTAACTTGCTCACAGCAGGACTACTATCGGCCACAGGCAATGTAACAGGTGGTAATATTTTAACAGCTGGCTTAATTTCGGCTGCCGGCAACATAACTTCAGGCAACGTGTCGGGTACACGTGGTGCTTTTACTAATTTGGCCGGTACTTTGGAAACTGCTGCGCAGACCAATGTGACTTCATTGGGTACCTTGACCGGATTGAATGTCACAGCCAGTAACGTGGCCGTGAATATCACTGACAGTTTCAACACTGCCACTGCTACAAAAAATCTACGTGTGGTCAGCGGCAGCAGAGATTTTGCTATGATTGCCAACATTGGTGGCGGCAGTTACAATAGCTTGACCACTGCCAACGACAGTGCTATCATTGCCAGTGGTCCAACTATAGGAAATGCTGGAATAACTATTGCACCTTGGGCCGGTGCCACATCGGGCATCAGGATAAGTTCGGCTTCTAACGTGGCCACAATTACCTTGGCAGCTACCACAATTAGTGTAACTGGTAACATAGTCAACGGGCAAGCCAACGGTGTAGGCAATATTGGCAACGCTACTGGTTACTTCAACACCATATTTGCCCGAGCTACCTCGGCACAATACGCTGACCTGGCAGAAATTTATGTTGGTGACGTTTCCTATGACCCCGGGACCTTGGTTGAATTTGGCGGTGCCAACGAAGTTACTGTCACTACACAAAGTCACTCAACACGAGTAGCCGGCATAGTTAGTACCAACCCTAGTTATCTAATGAATGCAACTCAAACTGGAAATACGGTTATGCCCGTAGCACTCACAGGACGTGTGCCTTGCAGCGTGGTTGGCACCATAGTCAAGGGTGATAGATTAGTAGCTAGCGACCAACCCGGAGTGGCTCGAGCACTAGACAAAAATCTCTACGAACCTGGATGTATCATTGGTAAGGCTCTAGAAAACTATAACTCTGATCAAATTGGCATCATTGAAGTTGCAGTAGGTAGGTTCTAATGCAAGCTAGATACAGAACTGACTATCCAGGCGAATTTGTAGTGGTAGAAACTCAATGGAGTGGTGGCAAAAAACATCAGCGACGAGAATGGATTGCCAATCCCATTGAAAATCAGCACATATCAGGACGTGCGGCCTGCATAGCTACCGGCATTGATCAAGAAAAATTTGATTATACTAGACTGGAAAGGCATCGTGGCGGCCTGCTCAGCAGCAAAAAATTGCAAACCTACGGCACTGGAGCTATTGCTCAAGAAATGCGTTTGGATTTTACGGTCGAATCAAACTTGGATCATCTTGAAGATTTGATGGAATCAAATTATCACGATAAAAATGTGATCTATACTTCTTCTAAAAACTGCATTGAGTATCCAGGCAATTTTTACATAGTACCTTATCGACCTAATTTTTTTGATGCCGCTTTAATTGTGTATTTGGCTGCGTTTGATCAACACGAAGAAATTTTCTTACAGGGATACAACAAAGAAATCCTGACCAATGCTCCTGGCTGGGAACAACAACTTGATCAAATTTTTTCTGCCTATGCTGGAGTCAAATTTCATTTGATTGGGGAAAAAACCAACATGTTTGAACAGTGGTTTGAACATGCCAACGTTGGGCACTTGACTCACAGACAATTTGTTACTTATTGTGATGTCTGAACAGCCAATTCCATGGTTGTTATCTTGTCTCGCACCGCATCAAAATTCACGGTAGACCATAATCCTGGATGCATGGGTTTGGGCCAAGTGCCCGAAGCTATCCAGGCCCAGCCAGTGTGCTCATGGTTGAGGCGTGGAACAAATTCATGAGCCACACTACAAAAAAAAGTATGATAGGCAAAATGTTGATCAGCTGTGGTAAATTTTTCTAGTGGAACCAATTTTATATACTCGGGCATGTGCCCAAGTTCTTCTTGACACTCTCGAGTCATGGCTTGTATCATAGTTTCTCCTGATTCGATCCGTCCTCCGGGCAGGCCCCAGGTATCTGGATGTTTGGGATCATCTCTCATGAGATACAGATATCTTCCGGTGTCAATGGCATAAAACCAAACACCCACTGCGTTTACAGCACTAGGCTCCATGTGCCTCCTGGATATAAACCTTGATAGCTTTTGACCCATGATGCGCCGGTCCACTGATATTGCACTTCGGTGGTAATATTGGTGACATACTGAGTATTATCTGGACTACTAGTGCTATCAAAAGCAATCACCCACCGTTGACCATCATATTCTACTATGTCGTTGGTCTTGGCCACCAATGGTTGTTGATCAACTCCGGCCCAGGCTTCGGCATAACCTTGATTCCAGGTTCCGGTATCTTCGGTAAACAAGTAGCGTTGTCCTTGCACAGGTGCAGGTAATCCAGCACCGGGTCCGCTGATCAAAGGATTAATGACCGCAGTGACCGGATCCAAAGTATTGGCAGGTATGGTATCTGTGTCAATGCTGTATAACAAAAATCTATCATCTGTGGGGTCATAGGCTATGGTTCCTACAACTTCAGTGCCATCTTCTTGTTCAAGTTTGATTAAGCTGATACCCGGACGCAACGCACCAAAAACACCAATCACTGCATGCCACAGCAGATTGCTTTCAGGACTGTCTGCGGGAGCTAGACTGGAATTGGGCTCATCAACCACTTGAGGTTCTCGCAAGGCCTGTAGTTTGTTTCCGATCAATAAAACTTGATTGCTGTATGGTGTAAAAACCTGACGTGTACCCAATAATAGATCGTTGTCTAATATGGCGTTGCTGGCGTCGCCCTTGGCGTCGAACACTGACGCAACTATTCGCTCAACTACACCCAGTTTCTTGACCTTGGCCGGACTGGATATCCAGATAGGTATGTTAAAAGTCAAGGTGGCTATGTCTATAGGGTTGTCAGCATTGATAGGTATGACCCTGCTTGACCAATTCACACGTTCAAGATCGCAGGTGGTCAGGCTGGTCCAGTCAATATAGTTGTCGGTACTTTGTATTTCCAAGGCAGGATTAAACAGTACCAAGATCTGTTCCAGCAACTGCATTTTTTGATTGGTATTACTGGTCCAGATATCCAAATTAACAGTCATTTTGTAAGGCACAGGCATAAGACGTTCAATAGTAAACGCATTGCCTTGGGTAGTTTCGTAGGTATCGGTGTCGGAATCATAGGTTCTCTGGCGCACCTGAATATTGCTCACAAAATAAGGTTCTTGTATCCTAGGACGATCATAATCCAGTGCAGTAATGTAAAAAGTCATCAAGGGCGTTGATGGCAAATTGTTGGCAGAGTTTTCTTGTATAATGGTCTGTGCCTGTCGACTGGAGTCCCCATACCGCACCGGCACACGTACCAAGGTATCGTTTTTGCCAGAACTGTTTATTCCATAGGCTACTTGAAAGTTTGAAAAGATTCTAGCAAACTGCAAGAGGAATCTGCGTATTTGCTCGTCATAAAAAAAAGTTGGTCCAGTGAATGTTGGCATTTATCGTCCTGGCGGTCTAGGGTTGGGCGGCAAGTTTCCACCTTGATCGCCATTGTCAGCCTGTGGTTTGAGTATTTGACTGAGACTTTGGCGGCTGGGTATGTTGCCCAGATCTGTGGTAGACACAGTGTAGGGATTGTTTACAAAGCTGGCACGTTGCGTGAGAGCACCTTGAGCCAGGTCAAGATCGGTCCTGACAGCATCTTCAATTTTGACCCAACGACTACCGTCATAACGGAACAAGCGATTGGGGAAATAGTCTAATCTTAGTGCATAATCGCCGGCCACTGGATTGGGTGGAAAACTCACTCCGGGGGTGACAGGAAGACCGTTGGGTGGAATAAGATATCCGGTTTGTGGATCCACGCTGTTGCTGAGGTAACCCAGTGTGTAGCCCAGGGCCTTGGGTGTGACGCCCTCGCCGCCTTGGGTGCCAT